TACCACATCTAAATATTGCACAGTTTATTTGTTCAATTTCAATACTTATATTACAATTTGGACAGTTCATAAAATATATATTGATTTAACACATATTAATGCAGGTTTATCTCATAATTGTGCAAATTTAAATGTATTATTATGTTATTGTTATGCAAATAATTATGGATTAATTTTACCTATATTCCATTAGAAAAGTTTCATAATAACGATAAAGCTATATTTGATAATTTAACTAACTATTTTGATTTCAACACATTATTGGTAAATAATAAAAGGTTTAACCTTGTCATGAATAAAGATAACTTGAATAGTAACGATATAATTCATATAACTAAAACACAATATGAAAACTCTAGACTGTTACAAGATATTGGTATATTTAAAGATATAAAAAATGTTCCTATATCTTATTCATATAATGAAAACATATTAAAAATTAGTAAACAAATAGTGAATACATTAGGTAATTTTTTATGTATTCATGTACGAAGAACGGATAGACTAACAACAAAACAAATTAAGATTGATACATCTCCACCTAATATTTTAACCAAAATTAAAAAGTATAATAACAAAAATGTTTATATTATGACAAATGAAGAAATTCCATTTTTTGATTCATTAAAAGATTCAAATTATAATATTTATTTTTTTACTCATTTTGAAATATTGAAAAAACTAAAAGAAGAAGACAATTATTTATTATTTTGTGTAGAAAATGAAATATGCAATTTAGCAGATAAACGAATCTCTACATTTCACACAACAAACACCAAATATATTGATTATTTAACCGATTCTTTTGGATGGCAATAATTAATGAAAACACTTAAACCTACCTAAATAGTAATTATAGAATGGAAGATGATGTAATTACTGTTGGAAACGAAATGATTTTTACACCTTATAACAGTAAGAACAAAGAGATTAGTTTGAATGATGTTCAAACTATTCTACTCAAATATGGCGTATCTTATTCCATTAATCATTTTGAATTATTTAAACGTGCATTTGTACATAGCTCTTACTGCACTAGAAGTTTTGATTCTAAAACTCCTATTCGTATCATAGAAAAACCTACAAATTGTATTGAATTACATTCTAAATCTAATGAACGTCTTGAATTTTTAGGAGATGGTGTACTAGAATGCATTACCAAATATTATTTATACAGAAGATTTCCTAATGAAAGTGAAGGATTCATGACAGAGAAAAAGATTGCACTCGTCAAAAATGAAGCTATTGGTAAATTTGCATACGAAATGGGATTACATCAATGGTATATTATTTCAAAACATGCAGAAGAAAAGAATGTACGGACAAATTTTAAAAAGCTGGGGTGTTTATTTGAAGCATTTATTGGTGCACTATTTTTAGACGTGAATAAAATAAAAATTTATGATGAAAATGAATGGTTTTCTAATTTATTTGTTACTGGACCAGGTTTTCAAATGGCACAGATTTTCATAGAATCTGTTTTTGAAAAACATGTAGATTGGTCCAATATTATTTTGAATAATGATAATTATAAAAACATTTTGCAAATCAAAATACAACAGGAATTTAAAACAACGCCAATTTATGTTGAATTAGACGATTATACAGATCAATATCATATGGGAGTTTATTTGTATATAGGAGATAAATGGAATATGAAAGAGTGTACTTCTATTCCTTTTGCCACTTTTAGATCGTTTGAAAAAATACATGAACATATTAAACAACATGGAAAAGTATTTGTGCTACTTGGCGAAGGATCGCATAAAATTAAGAAAAAAAGCGAACAAATGGCATGTGAGCATGCATTAACTTTTATAAAATAAATGCGTGTTATTATATAAAATATGCATGATACTGCTCAGGGAAATTAGTTACACAATGTTATGGAGGTCAAAATAAAATTGTTATTGATATTGGCGGTAAATGGTTCTTTAAGGGAAAAATTTGAATTAGGAATGAAATTTGTTTAGACATGGAAGAAAATAAATCAGTTGATATTGCAGTTAAACCAGGAGATATTTGGCGTTTTTACGGCGATGTAGACAAACATTATATTATTGGAGTAGTTACCAATTTTCAAATGAAATGGTATTTCATATAAAACCCAAGAATGATTAGATTTTGTATGTAGATGAACAACAAACAGAATTGTATCTTCTACTATTATTCAAACAATTGGTAGTTTAGAAAAAGAATTACATGATAATTATTTTCAAACAACCAAAAAAATGTTAAAATAAAATATAATACTATAATATGACAACATATGATCCGTTACTTGTTGTAGGTGTAGCTGCCGTAATATCTGCACTTGCTGCATGGTCGTTTACAAACGGAAATAAATCTACAAAGATGAGTTCTAGAAGTTCTCGTAGTTCTAGAAGTACTCGTAGTTCCAAAGGTAGTAATTATGGGAGTGCTACAGGTAGCCGTAGAAGTAGCAATGGAACAACTAAATTATAAAAAATATACTACTATAGTATGACAAATTTGTCAAGTGGTGCGATTGCAGGAATTGTAGTTGGTGTATGTGCAGTTGCAGGAACATTTATGTATTTTACACAAACAAAAGATCATCCTAGAGAAAGAAGAGATTCAAATCAATTTGGTGGTAGAAAAAGTAGAAGAAATAAAGCTGGATCTAGGAAAAAATAATGAACTATAGTATGTTATCTCAATCATGGCAATTAACAATAGGTATAGCAATAACTGCATTTATTATTGGCGGATTATCTAGTGTAAAATTTACACCAACTCTTAAAAAAAATAGTTCCAATGCACAAATACAAAGGTCTAGAAATGATAATAGATCTAGAAATGGATCGTTTTCACAGATAGGTCAAAATGTTACAAGACGAGCAAATAGATTTATTCCATCATTTATACAAAAAGAAAATAGTAGAGTTCCACCCGGATTATACCCAACATTTAATAACAGAGAAACAAATTATGATTATACAATTGATAATCCACGTAGAAATCCACCCCGTACAGCTAGACGACAATTTCCATATACTAAAGATTATTATTAGATGATTCAAATAGTATTTTAGTAACACTATTTGAATTAAAAAGTTTAACGTCTGCGGCTACGTTTTTGTTTACGTCGTTTATTACGTTTACGACTTCTTCTGCCACCACCGGGTGGCCGGTCTTCTGCTTCACCGTGCGTTGATTGCGAATCACCTTCAGCTACAGGTTCTCCATCACTTTCCGTATCATCTAACAATGTTTCTTGACTAGAAACAACTTCTTCTGCATCACCTCTTTCTGGAAATACACTTGATGGACTTGATGGATTTAAATCTCTACAGAAAGTATTTAATAGGGCAACAGTTCTTTGTCTTTTACCACGTTCTAGTATATTATCTAGTTGAGTTCGTTTATCCCCAACTACTGCTTCTGCTGCTCCTGCTGCTCCTTCTGTATTTCTACTATCATCTGCTGGTTGAACCGTAGAATTATCAATATTAAATGTTGTACCTTGTATATCAATTGAAGGTTGTTTAAATGCATCCATAATCGCTTGTGCATCTCCAATTTTTATTAATTCATCAATAAGATTAGGATAAGTTTGTGTGAAGTATTCAAATTTTGCGATTGCTTCATACATAATTCTTAATTCATTATTTATATTTTGATATGGAAGTTGAGTAGCATTTTGTATAAAAGTATGTACTATTTTAGCCATTTGTAATCTAATACTATTTCTTCGTTTAAAAGCAACAATTTGGTCTTCAGTACGTTGTTCAGCAGGCAAAACAGGTATAGTTTGTTCTATAGCGTCTGCTAATAAAAAACTTGAATGTGCAGATAAAGTTGCAAATTCTAGATTAGATCTAGCATTTGTTCGTAATGCATCAACGTTTTGTCTAAGATCTCGTGGATTTAATACATGAGTTTCTTCATCTCTTAATACATATACTGATGCATCATGTAATGCTGATACTAGCTCTATGCATTCAAATACAGTAGTTTCTGTTACTGCTTCACCTGCTGCCAACATTAAAACTTGTGATCTTACAAATGGATCTGTACATTCATTTATGGATTGGGGTAACAATGAATGTTCATACATAACATTAACTAGTTGGTTTGCTTGTGTTTCTCTTCGTATAGTTATAGATAACAGTTTAAATGTTATTTTACATAAATATTCAAATGTAAACCCTGTTATTGGAGTTACAAAATTAACTGAAGGATCTATCAAATTTTCACGTAATATTCTTAAAATATCTCTTAGTGTAGTTGTTGTTCTTGCTACGCGGTGAGAAACAGCACTAAAAATTGTTCGTACAGCTATTGCTGACTTATTAGTTCTTTTTCCAATATCAACTACAATAGCTGCTGTTGTGCGTAATACAAATCTAGTTTCATTTCTAAATGCTTCTAGTTGTCCTGTATAACGGATAGCTCCGATAATCATCGGGCTTATTACATTTATAGCAAGTATTGATAATATTACTTTATATAAGAATTGACCTCCTCTAATTGCAAAACGACCACTTGCAGCCACTCCTTGACCAGCTGCTACAAAACTAGATGAAATAATATCTATTGTACTAGTTACCATAAAATCATACCCATCTATAAGAAAAATTTTAATAGGTTTGTCAAACCCAAACAACTCCATACATTTTAAAAATGTTGGAAAAAATGTAGATAACATATTTTTCATAACAACAATTAAAAGTGATGCATGTAACCATTTTAAAACAGTTACTACTCTAATTCCATATTGTTGTGCTAACTTTTGTTCAAATCTTCCACGTACACCGCCTTTCATTTTTTTATATTTATTTGAATTACATCTTTTACGATATTTTAAGTATTTACGTTTACTACCACCTGTAGACGATTGTTCTTCATCACTCTTTAATTCATTTCTTTCATTATCATCTTTAATTTTTTCATTTGTTTCAATATCATCTTTAATTTTTTTAACCTTATCTTCATTTAAAAATTTTGTAAGTTCTTTAAATTCTTCTGTATTACGTAAATCAAATAGAGTTTGTTCCATTAACTGAAATGCTTTTAAATCATTTTTTTTAAATTCATGCTTTTTATCTTTTGTATCTTTAAAATCAAACCAATTACTACATTCAGCATTGGTATAGTAGTTATCTTTTCCTTCAACAAAAGTAGATTCAATATATTCTTCATATGTGGAATCTACCATATAATCCAGGGTTGGTTTAGTTAGTTGTGCCATACACTATATTAATATTATTATTTTGTGTAATATTCTTCAATTAAAGTAACTATATGTATTAGTTCAATATCAGTACAATCTATCAATTTTGCATGTATTTGATCTAATATTTCTAAATGTCCATATTTTTTCATAAATCGTATCATATTTATTCCTTTTTGCAATATATGTTTATTTTCTATAGATATATAATCTTTCCTAGAAGATGTTTCATGAAACATTCCGCCTCTAAGTCTCAATACTAAATGTATACGCGAATCTGCGTTCATATCATAATCATGTATACATTTATCATCATCTAATGCAGATCCATTAAACACTAATCGTTGCTGATCTAATAAAAGACCGTCTTGTTTGTAAATTTCGTGTTTAATATTTATTATTTTATCCATGGGAAATACTTGAAATGTTAATTTTCGGCCAGTCATTGTAACCGTTGTAATTTCAAACGGAACATTATTTATTTGCTTATTTACTTCCTTATTTACTTCCTTATTTATTTCATTTACTTTTATAGTTTTATTATACCATTGTTCCAACAAATTTTTTATTCCAACAGCAGAAACCGGGACACTATAATCCATTTTTTAATAAATTAGATTAACAATATAATTTCAATTTAAAATTATATATTTATATATACTATGTCGGACACATATACCATGTTCCCTATTCAAAATCAACAAATTTGGAACATGTACAAAAAACAAGTAGATTGTTTTTGGCGGGTAGAAGAAGTTGATTTATCCAATGATATAGAATCGTGGAACAAATTAACAGAACAAGAACGACATTACATATGTATGATTTTGGCCTTTTTTGCATCCAGTGACGGTATTGTACTTGAAAATCTTGCATCCAGATTTATGATGGATGTAAAATTATCAGAAGCTAGAGCTTTTTATGGTTTTCAAATTGCCATGGAAAATATTCACTCTGAAATGTACAGTTTATTGATTGATACCTATATTAAAGATCCTGCTTACAAATTAACACTTTTTCATGCAATGGAAACATTTCCATGTATTGAAAAGAAAACAAAATGGGCATTAACATGGATCCATAATACATCATCCTTTGCAACTCGGCTAGTTGCGTTTGCATGTATTGAAGGAATCTTTTTTTCTGGTGCATTTTGCAGTATTTATTGGCTAAAATCGCGAGGTATTATGCACGGATTAACATTTAGTAATGAATTGATTAGTCGCGATGAAGCACTGCATACAGAATTTGCTATTTTGCTTTATAAATTAGAACCAGCATTAGCAACAACTTTATTTTATGACATTATCAAAGAAGCAGTAGAGATTGAAAAAGAATTTATTAATGATGCGCTTCAATGCAGGTTAATTGGTATGAATGCACAATCTATGAGTAATTATATTGAATTTGTAGCAGATAGGTTATCTATACAAATGGGATATTCTGCCATATACAATACGCCAAATCCATTTTCATTTATGGAATTAATATCTTTAGAAGGAAAAACCAACTTTTTTGAAAAACGTGTAGGTGAATATGCATTAGCAGATACATCTAAACCACAACTGACTACCATGTTTGATAGTGATTTTTAATTAAGGATTAAAACTGTTTGCTTGATCAATAGGAGTAGTTGTAGTTGTCATTCCACATTTTGCATTATTTACACATTTATTTACTTTATTTTTTTGAGAAAAAATAGGATCAGGTGAATAATTCAATACAACATTAAACTCGTTCTTAAAAGATGCATTATTTTTATTGATTGTATCATATTTTAATTTAAGTAAACGAGTATCACTAGATACTGCACCTTGACTAGAAAAATTTACATTATTTCTTTTATAAGTAGTTTTTATGGTAGGGGTACACGAAAGTGGCCCTTCTTGAATTTCATAATAACTACTGTTTGCAGGATTTGAATAATCTGTATTTGGAATTGTTTTAAAATTAAGTTTGGATGAATATGCATTTCCGCGACTTCTTAAATAATTAATTGTGTCACTGTAATAGGCATTATTTTTAGGTTGGACCGCACTTCTTAATTTAGCATTACCGCTAAAACTCATTACATTTCCCTGTTTAGAACCAACTGGTCCTTGTGTATCTGCACAACATGTATTGCTTTGTCCATTTATTTTTTTGGCAAGCATTTTTAAGGGTAGACCAACCATTTTATCAAATGCACAAGATGTGTTACATGGTAATTGTGTAGATATTACGGAAGTAGGTGCTGATGATGAAATTCCTTGTTTTCTATATATTTTCAAAGGACGGCATGAAGGATATGTTTTAGAATATGAATCGGTTGAAACATTTTGTTGTACTTTGTAAGCATAAATTAATTGTTTATTTGAGGTTTGTGGCAAATACATATATTTAGATGTTAAAAAATATATAACAATACTATGATATATATTATTTTAGGAATATTATTATTACTTGTAATTTTTCATTATATGAATCAAAGCCAAAATAAAAAGTATAGAGTTGAAGGCGCTACATTTAAAGATTACCGTGAAGAACCTTGTCAAACTCTTGCTAAACAAAATCAAAACAATATTGAAAGTTTGCAGCAAGATGTTAAAAAATTATTAAATTTTCAAACTCAAATTGATTCTATAAAAGGTCAAATAGAAGGAAATAAAAAACAATTGAGTGCATTAACGGATCAAGTATATAAAATGCCAGATTAAATAATTTAGTATATCATGGATAGTACAAGTATTTTATTACTTTTTATAATAGCAATTACATTTATATATTTTTTTAAAGTTCAAGAAGGATTTGATAATCCTCTCACAGAAACACAAAATCATCAAGGTGACATTGAAACTATACGAAAACAAATAGCTGAAACTACAACAACTGTAACGGATGAAATTTTAAATGATTTACAATCGCAAATAAACAAATTAATAGAACAAACACGAACATTACAAAATAATTTTCCAGATGGACAAGTTACAAAATATTCATAATATATATGTCCAACGATTCTAAAAATACAGATAATACATATCCATATTCTAAGTATATTCTTCCACCAGAAAGTATTGGATCATCTCCAGCTGGAAATGCACTAGAAAATGATGTAAAAGCAATTATTGCATATGTACAAGTGTTAACTAGTGGAAATTCTAGAGCACAAACGATTGGACCTTTAGGTAATCAATATTTTTTAAATACAGGGGGTAAATGTAAAGATACTGCTGGTGTAAAACATGATAGATATGTTTATATTAATAATATTCCAGATGGATCTATGCCATTTGTATCTAATTCAATGGGACAATCTATGCCTGGAAATAAAGGTCTTATTCCAGGAATAATGAATAATGTGGCAGCTATTAATCCTGGAAAAATATTTACGGCATTTGATAAAGATACGCCTTGTCAAAAAATAAAAATGCAAATACGAGATATATCTAATAATACTTATGCAGAAGAACAATATGTAACTAATGCGGATATAAAAGAGTATAATCCGTGCTGGTTTTCAAATAGACAAAATCCAGTTACAAATATTAAATGTCAACAAGGATTGACAATGCCAATTACAGGCGAACTTCCTAATGATAAAGTATTCCAAATATATACATTAAGTATTTATGTATTGGGAGCATATTTATTATATTGTTTAATTAAAAAATAAATAGATTAATTATGAACAAAATAGTTTATCATTCGTTACTTATATCTGTTATTTTTCAAATAATAACAGGTTTAATAGAAGCTTCTGCATTATTTTTTACAGTATCTCCTAAATATGAAATTTTGAAACAATTGATGCTGTTGGAAGTTATTGTACAATTCGTAGAAGGTTCGTTTTATACATATTGGTTGTATAATTTTAAACGTATTTCTAATATCACTCCCTCGCGTTATTTTGATTGGTCAATTACTACGCCAACAATGTTAATTAATTTAATATTTTATTTGATATTTTTACAGGCCAATACCAATTTAGATTTTTTTAGTGTTTTTAAACAAGAATTTAGTACAATTATAGTTGTATTGGTGCTAAATTGGTTAATGCTTTTACTTGGATATTTAGGTGAAATTTCAAAAATACCTGTAAATATTGGTGTTCCATTAGGATTTGTTCCATTTATACTATATTTCTATATCATTTATGAAAAGTATGCAATAACTACAGAAGGGTTACAAATATTTTATTACTTTTTTATATTTTGGTCTTTGTACGGTGTAGCTGCTTTAATGCCCTACAAAATAAAAAGTGTATGTTACAATATATTAGATTTATTTTCAAAGAACTTTTTCGGTATATTTTTATTTTATTTACTCTATACCAAGCAACAATGAAATTAAAATAGTATAACAGTAATAAATGGAATTGAAATTGATTGATTATGAAATATATTCGCCACAAGAGCATCTAATAACGAGTTGGGTATTTTAGTACCAGAATTTTTAAACAACATTATGAATTATTTCAAAGAAAGAAAAGAAGATGATTAAAATTGATTTTAGGTTACCAAACCAATAAAGATTAAAAATGGAAAGTACGAAAATTACTTTGTGCGTACTATGCACACAAATGGGTAAAACGTTTACTGCAATACAACATATAAATACCGAATTAGTAAATGACCAAACAGAGGGTAGAAGTATTCATATCATTACTACTATGAATAGTTTATTGAATAATGAACAATTTTCATCCAGATTAAATTCAATTGAAAATACATACGGAAAAAATTCGGTATGTATTTTTACATCTAAATATAGCGGTAAATATAAACATGTAAAAAATCGCGAAGAATTACAAGGAATTTGTTTGAATACATCTACATGTCCTCGTGTTATTGTTATGTGCAGTAACCCTGTACGTTTTGAAGATGGATTAGAATTTATTCAAGTATTAGATGAAAATCAAACTGCAATTCAGCGAGTATTTTGCTATTATGATGAATTACATGAATATATCAATGAATCTCTTAGAACTCAAATAGAAAAAATACATTCCTTTACTATTGTAAAAAATATTATTGTAATGACGGCAACACCTGACAAAATTTGGAAAAAGGAAGGTTTTTGGTCTAATTTACGTATTATTTCGCTACAAAATTTTAATGATCAACACTATATTGGATTTAATGACATGGAATATAAGTGCGAAGAACCTGTTAGTGAAGAACCATATGTTAGACCAAAAATATTTGATTACGATGAAATGGATAGACATACGATAGATTATATTCGTCACATACTTCAATTGTATCCTGATATTCTATCAAAAAAAACCTTTTCATTTATTCCTGCACATAAACGTAGATCAAGTCATTATACAGTACGTGATTTGTTATTCTCTATAAATCCAGAATGTGTAGTTATTGTAATTAATGCAAACGAAAAATCTTTACAATTTATGGATGATTTTGAAATAAATACTATATCATTACTTCCACAATATAAAGTGGAAGCTAAAGTGGAAGCTAAAGTGGAAGCTAAAGTGGAAGCTAAAGTGGAA